CTGAAGCTATTGAATTATTAACAAGCACCTATCAAAGCCTTGATGCAGTAGCTTTAGGTTTGCCTGTTGATGCAAAAGAAGTTGCTGATGCTTTAGCAAAAGCTGATCCTGATAGTGCTGAATATGTTGCATTACAAGCATTGGCTAAAGTTAATCCTTATGAAAATACAAAAAAAGAAAAGGTAAAACAAAATGACGACTACAATCAAGAATAGTGATGATTTATTAAGTTATTTAGTAAGCCAAGCCAATTCAGGTCAAAAGAATTGGTTTGGTTTTGCTCAACAACGATTAACAGGTATTGCTTTAGCTCATGATATTGCTAAAAATCATGCGGACAAAATGACACCTGAAGAAGCCGTTGATTACGCTATTAAACTTAATAATACAATTTACCAAAAAATTATTAAGGCAGACTAATGAGCGTTAAATTTGCGGTCAATGGTTTAAAAGAAACTCTTGATGCATTTAAAGAATTTCAAGAACAATTTGGCGACAAAGATTCAAAAAGTAAAGTATTAATACCAGCAGTTAGAGAAGCCATGAAGCCTGTATTGGCTATGGCAAAAGCATTATCACCTAAAGACACAGGCGCATTGGATCGTTCTTTGTATATCACCGCAAGGCGACCTACTAGAAAAGATATGAAGTCAAGATATGTAACACCAAAAGATTCTGTTATATCTCTCGTTTCATCTCGACCAATCCCTAAAAAAGTAAAACAACAATTTCAAGCTCAATATGGTGATTTAAAAGGTAAGGAATACAAAAAGGCTAGAAGGAAGTTTTATACAGAACAGGGTGTTATGTTTGACGCTAGAGCTATAGCAAATGAATTTGGCACTGCTAATATGTCAGCCAAACCATTTATGCGAGTATCATTAGAATCACAAGCGCAAATGGTAGCAACAAAATTAGGAATGATTATTAAACAAAAAATGGATGCTTACAAAGCTAAAAATTTAACAACACAAGGGAAATAAGACATGAGCAAATTAGGATCAGCACTCGGTAAAAAATACGAGGAAAATAGATTATCGGTATTAACTAGATCGTTTGAATTAGGCGATCATACATTTAAAGTAAGAGTGCCAAGCGTTCAAGAAATTGAAGCTATTTATAATTACTTTAAAAATCCTAATGAGGAAAAAGTTGAGCTTGAATATCAAAGAATGCTAAAAGAATTTGATGGCCTTAAAGAAAAAGAAGGCGTAGAGATAAAAGATAACGATATGGTTATTGATGGTAGGTCAATGAGAGAAACTGCCAAGAATAAACATATATTGCAACATAGAATAGTTGAATATATTAAATTTCTAATACCTGAAACTGGATCATTAGAAGATATAACTTATGAAGATGTAGAAGCTGAATTTCCATTATCAGTTCAAATGACTTTAGTGGAAAAAATTAACGAGGTTATTAGCCCTGACTATAAAGATATAAAGTCAAAGTAGTAGGCTCGTTAAGAACCCAAGTGCGCGCGTCTATGGTTTTTAACGGGCATACAATACAAGATATAGACGCTTTAGATGAAGCAACCATGAATGAAATAACAGTCATGTATGCGGATGGGTTAGTTGGAAATAGAGGTTTATTAAATATGCAAGGAACTCTAGTCGCTGGAGTTTTTAATTATTTAAGAGCAAGTGGTAGCCAACCTTATACTCTAAAAAGCGTTTTAGGTAGTGCTTATGAATATTTTTATGGCATAGAAAAAGTTGATCCTAGCGATTCACTTCTTTTATTTATGAGCCAAGCACCAAACTTTAAAATGGATAGATTTGAAGGTAAATAAACATGGCAATTATTTCAAGATTAGCAGTTTTACTTGGGCTTGATGCAGGCGAGTTTAATGCCAATTTAGGTAAGGCTAAAGACAAAGTAGAAGGCTTTAGCACAGGCGCAAAAATATCTTTACTTGCGGTTGGAACTGCTTTTGCCGCTTCCGCGCGTGAAGCTATAAATTTTGCTGATAGAATTGAAGAAGTAGCAAAAGCTAATGATATGTCAATCCAATCTGTATTGCGTTTGTCAAGCGCATTACAGTTAAGCGGTGGCAATAGCGATGATGCTGGTAAGCTTATGGCATCATTCGCAAACAAAGTTGATGAAGCCGCGCAAGGTGGCGAAAAAGCACAAAAAGCTTTTTCATCTATTGGTATATCTTTAAAAGATTTAAGAACTTTAACTCCCCAAGAATTATTTGAAAAAACTGCAATTGCTTTAGCTTCCATTGAGGATACTACGAAAAGAAATGCTACGGCTATGGATATGTTTGGCCGAGCAGTTCGTGGCCTTGATATTAAAAGTTTAGGCGATCAATTACAAAACAATAAAAGCAAATTTGAAGAATCAGAGGTAGCATTTACTAAAATTGCTAATTCTATTGATCGTTTAGATAAATTTACTTTTCAATTAAAAATAAATCTTGCTAATGGACTTGCGCCTGCTTTTGAAGCCGTAACTGTTTCCATGCAAAATTGGCTAGATAAATCAAATCGTATAGTTGATAGATTTCAAGAAATTAAAAAAGAAGCAGGATGGTGGGCGGCTTGGAAAGATAAAGAGGGTATTGGCAAATATGTAGCTCCAAGTCAAAGAGAATTTGGATCAGTTCAAGGCGCTAATGTTCCTGGCATTATGTCAGGCATTGGTGGCGTAGCCGCAGACAAAAAAAATATTAGAGAAGTTACGGAAGCTATTGATAAAGAAGCACAAGCGGAAGCAAAAAAAGCTAAAGAAGCTTTAAAAAGGCAACAAGAATTTTATGAAAAAGAATTATTAATTACTCAAGCTAAAGGTGAAAGATTACAAAAAGAAAATGAATTAGCTTTTGTTTCAGAAAATGAAAGAAAATTACAACTTGAATTATTTGATATAGAACAAAAGCGCAAGCAATTAACTTTAGGCGATCAATTTGGTCGTAGGATGACTGAAGATCAAGCTAACAAATGGGCTGAAGCAGAAAAGGCTCGCGCGCAAGAAGCATATCAAATTGGTCAATCACAAAGAAGCTTTGAGTATGGTTGGAAAAAAGCTTTTGCTACTTATACTGACAATGCTACTAATGCTGCTAAAATGGGCGAGCAAGCATTCGTTTCTGTTACTCAAAATCTTGAAACCGCATTAGAGAATTTTGTTCAAACAGGCAAATTAAGTTTTAGTGATTTAGCTAGAAGTATTATTTCTGATTTAATTAAAATACAGTTACGCGCCCAAGCTACTGCAATATTTAAAGGTTCGGGATTAGGCGATTTGCTTGGTGGTTTTTTTGGTGGCGGTGGCGCAAGTGGTGGCGGATTATTTTCAACTGCACCAAGCGCAGGTGGACTTAAATTTTTAGCTGACGGCGGCCCTATTTCAGGCCCAGCTATTGTAGGTGAGCGTGGCCCTGAATTATTTGTTCCTAAAACTTCAGGCACTATTATTCCTAATAACAAATTAAGCTCTATGAGCGGACAACCTCAAGTGGTGTATAATGGCCCTTACATAGCTAATATGCAAGCTATTGATACACAAAGCGCTACACAATTCTTGGCTAAAAATAAACAGGCAGTTTGGAGCGCTAATCAATCAGCGCAAAGATCATTACCACAATCGAGATAATAAATGTCCTCTCTAAATACAATACTTGCCAATTCAGAATCTATTGCAATTACTGATCAAAGATTTATTGGTCAAACCTTGAGCCGTAATCAACGCATTTCAACTTCAGAAATTATTACTGTTCAACCTTTTATGTTTGATATGAAGCCAATGAATTATTTGCTTTATAGTCAAAACAGAAATTTATTATCTGTATTAAGAGCTGCTGATCGTCAATATGAGCAATATCTTAATTTTGGTGCTACAGGATGGTCAAGTTATATTAAATATCAAGGCGACATGACTAGCGCTGAAATAGCATTATGCAATTGGAAAACTGCAAGTGCTAATAAAACTTTAGTATTAGGCGATATTCCTGGAACTGTTACTTCAGGCGAGTATGTGGTAAGAACAGGTGACTTTTGCCAAGTTGGCCGTTACGCTTATATAGCTACTGCTGATGTAATAAGAGGATCAGGATCAACTGTTAGCATCCCTGTTCACAGAACTTTAATTACAACTTTAGTTTCTGATGTAGGCGCAGTTATTGGCCAATATGGAACAACAATAGCTTTAGGCGGAAGCACTTATGCTGGAACAACATTTCCTGTTATACTTCAAGAATATCCAACATACACATTTATTCCAATGACTAATGATTCTTTCATTGCTTGGAATGGAACATTTAAAGCGATAGAAGCGGTTTTATAATGGCAGATGTTATAACCCCAATAGAAAATACTAACAATATAAGAATGGCGGATTTTGTTCGCATAACATCGCGAACTAATATCAATGCTACTGCTATGGTTAATGCCGTTCAATATACTATTAGAACTATAGGCACTACAGATTTCACTTTATATGGCGCATCATCTAATACTGTAGGCGAAGTATTTACCGCAGTTATAACAACTCCCGCTACAGGCACAGGCACAGTTTATCAAAATGTGTATTATCGCTTTGCAACAACCGCCAATATTCTTACAATTCCAGCCGTTGATGCCTTACCTTTTGATGCACTTGGAACATTGGTTAGCATAAGCGATGTTCAAAGAGATATTAAATCAACCGCCAATGAAACAACAATTAGTTTAGTGGGATTAGATACCGCACTTTTAGGATGGGTATTAGGACATGATATTAAAGGTTCTTTGATTGAAATGTGGCATGGATTCTTTAATACAAACAATGAATTAATTACTACAGGCGGAACAGGTGGTCTTTATAAATTCTTTACAGGCTATATAAGCTCTTTCCAAATTTCAGAACAATACATGGAAGAAGCTCGTGCTTATGTAGGTATCATAACCGCTTCAGCTTCTAGTATTCAAATCATTTTACAAAATAGAACCGCAGGCCGTTATACCAATGATAATGCTTGGCAATTTTTTAATCCTGGTGATACCTCAATGAATAGGGTTAATTTTATTGAAACCATTAACTACTCGTTTGGAAAAGATGTTTGATTAGATTTGCTAACAGATACGATAACGATAAGATAATAGAACTGCTAAAAGATTTTGCGATTAAATCAAATAATCCAATAACAAATAATCCTTTAGTTTGGTCAAAAACTTATGTTGAACAAATATTAGCTACTTTATATGCTGGTCATGGGTTTGTGTTAATTGATGATAAACAAACTGATATATTGGTAGTTGCTAAAACAGAATCTTTTTGGTTACAAAATGTTTGGCAATTACAAGAAGTTATGCTGACTGCAAATAATAAATTTGTTGTTGCTAGATTAATAAAAGAATATATAAGAATAGCAAAAGATATGATTAATAAAGGCGAAATAACTCAAGCTATAATGGCTTCTTATAAAGATTTAAGATTTGAAAGATACGGAATGGTTAAGTTAGAACAACATTGGGAAATTAAATGATTAATTTTATTATTAATTTTCTTATATTTTTTACGGCAACTAATGATGCCATTGCTGGCGGAGCTATTGTTGCAGCAGTAGTAAGCAAAGCTTTTGCTGCAACTATTGTTGGCCAAGTTGTAGCTTTTGCAATCAATATGGTTGCATCATCTATTATTTCGAAAATATTTGCACCTAGCGCACCTGGTCAAGATAATCTTAATGCTCAACAACCTAATCCTGGCAATCGCCAACAACTTCCGCCCGCAGGCGATAACAAACTTCCTGTAGTTTATGGAACTGCTTTTGTAGGCGGTATTATTACAGATATGTCTATATCTAGTGACAATCAAGATATCTATTGGGTTATGTCATTGTGTGAAGTGACTAATACAGAAACAGGTGGATCGCCCGATACTATTACTTTTGGAAATGTATATTGGGGTGGTAAGCGAGTTATTTTTAATGCCAATGGATATTCTGTGGATTCATTAACAGACGAATCAACTGGCGAAACTCAAAATATATCAGGCAATATGGACATTTATTTATATAGAAATGGATCAGGTAGTCCAACCAATAGTTCAATAAATGCAGTTGATGTTATGAGCGCGTCTAATCTTGTATATAAATGGAATAGCACAAAATTAATGAGCAATACTGCTTTTGCTATTGTGCATCTTAAATACAATGCAGACAGAGCGCTTACAGGTTTAAATCAAACTAGATTTCAAATTACTAATGCAAGAAAAGCGCCAGGTGATTGTTTTCTAGATTATTTATCAAGCGAAAGATATGGCGCTGCTATTTCTTTAGCTAATATTAATACCGCAAGCCTTACTGCCCTTAATACTTATTCTAATGCTTCATTTACATACACTCCTTATACTGGCGGCACTTCTACCCAACCTCGTTTTGAATTTAATGGCTCTTTAGATACCAATTTAAAGATCATGCAAAACATTCAAGCTATGGCTGATTGTTGCGATTGTTTGGTTAAATACAATGAAGTTACTGGCCAATGGGGTGTTGTTACTCAAACACCTAGCTATTCTGTAGTAATGGATGTTAATGATACTAATATGATTGGTGGCATTACAGTCAGTCCTATTGATCTTAACAACTCATTTAATGTTATTGAAGTTAAATTTCCTGACGGCTCTGCAAAAGATTCATTTAATTCAGCCACTTTTGATTTAGCTACAGTTGCACCTACTCTTTTATTTGCTAATGAGCCTGTTAATAAACAATCTGTTAATCTTTATTTAACTAATAATAATGTAACTGCTCAATATCTTGCTAATCGTATGTTAGAAGCGGCAAGAGAAGATTTGCAAATTCAAGTAGAAATTAATTTTATTGGACTTGAATTAGAAGCTGGCGACATTGTTACTGTGACTAATGCTAATTATGGTTGGTCAGCTAAATTATTCCGCATTAATAAAGTTATTCAAAAATTTGGCGATGACGGAACAGTAACCGCTTCGCTTTATTTAATGGAATATAATCCACAGGTTTATGATGATCGCAATATAACTCAATTTACTCCAAGCCCAAATACTGGTATTGGATCACCTATTACTTTTGGAACTGTTCCTGCACCTGTTATTGTTAATGCACTTCCAACTGCAACTAATCCAGCATTTAGCGTAAGAGTTACATCATCAAGTGCTGGTATTACTCAATATGCTGAAGTTTGGTATTCAGCTTATTCAAACCCAACGGCAGATCAAAGAATATTTGCAGGCACTACGGCTATTCAATCTAATGGAACTCCATATACAATTAATCAAGTTTTGCCTGATGTTCAATTGTTTGATATTCCACAAGGCGACTGGTATTTCTTTAGCCGCATGGTTAATCAACTTGCTACAAGTGATTTTTCACCTGCATCAACTGTTTATAAATGGCGACCAAGCACATTTCAATTTACAGAAAAATACATTACTGTAGCTTATGGAACTAGCATTACTGGGGCTGGATTTAGTTTTAGCCCTACAGGTAAAACATATTATGGACTACACAATCAAAACTCAACCACACCTAGCACAAGCCCTTCAGAATATACATGGTATCTAGCTGATCCTGCTTTTGGCACTACTTACTATTTAACCTATTCAAATAGAACTGGTCGCAAAATGAGTTTTGATACAGGCCTTGCTGCTTATGCGGCTGGAACTGCTGCATTCGTTCCTACTGTAACTGCTTTATTTGATCCTACAATATGGTCTGCTTTACCTGATGGCATTAATGTTATTGACCTTGATAATAGAACTGGTCAATTAATTAATACAGGAACAACATCCGTTGGAACAGGTGAAATAGGTATTACTAATAGCCCTGATGGAAAAATAGTGGCTCAACTTCAACAATTCCTTAATTTTGGCGCAGGTGTTTATACTTACACAGGATCAGCATCAACTTTAACTATTGATATTTATGGTCGAGTAGTAGGCTTTAGTGCGCCTGATAATTTCTATATGACTATAGATTCATTTACGGCTACTAGCGCCCAAACTGTATTTACCCCAACCACTCGCGTAACAGGTTCGGCAGGTTATATTACAGGTCAAGATTTAGTGTTTAGAAATGGCGTATTGTTTAATCCAACACTAGATTATACAGAAAATGCAACTACTGTAACTTTAAACACAGGTGCAGTTACAGGCGATATTATTACGATTATTTCATTTAGAAGTGTCACTACTACTACAGGCACTTCTTATGCTTCATTTAGTCGAAATATTATAGATATAACAACGCCAAGCTCAACTGTCGTTCCTGGCTTTACTTTAGATTCAGGATATGAGTTATTATTTACAAACGGCGCAGTTATGTCAGATACGGATTATGATATAGTGGCAGGAAATATAACTAACTTTCCAAGCCCAATTACAGGTAAAATGACTGTTATTCAATGGGCAGCTAATAATTTGGGTGTGCCTAACGGAACACCTGTTAATATAAGTATTAATACAGTTGTTGGCCAAACTACATATACATTTAGTTATACTACTGGCGCATTAAATTTATTTATGAATGGGCTTTTATTATTACTAGGAACAGATTATACTACTGCATCAGGGAGTTATACTTTGACAAATACACCTACTACAACATTGAATGAAATATTACAACAATCATTCGCAAGAGCTGGAGCAGCATAATGACACAAGCCTATAACTTATCTCAATTAGCAAACAATGTAAATTCATCAGGGCAACTTGACGCTTCAACGGCTTTATATAATGCCGTTCCTGCGGCCGCAACATTGGCTACAACTAATTTTACTATTATTGAAGCAGGTGGCGTTTTACAAATTAAATATGGCGCAACTGTCGTTGCATCTATTTCATCAACTGGCTCTATTACTTCAGCAGATAATATTACTGCATACGGAACACCATAATGGCTCTTAATCCTTCAGGCGCAATAAGTTTAGCAGGCCCAAGCGTAGGTCAATCTATCGCGGTTGAATTAGGTGTATCTGCAACGGCAACTATATCTTTAAATGATACTAATGTAAGAACATTAGCTCAAGTGCCAAGTGGCGTTATTGTTATGCCTACTAATTTTTATGGTAAATCTAATTTTACTGGCACACAAAAAGCGATATTTGGGTATGGTGGTCAAGTTGGCCCAAATGCATTTTTCAATATAACCAATTTAGTATCAAATACAGGCGTTGTTTCTTCTAACACTCCAGGCGTTGGATCGAATAGAAGGCAATGTGCCGCTGCTGGTTATGGTGGTGATAAAGCAATATTTGGGTATGGGGCTGACAATCCAGGTGGCACTTACTATAACACAACTAATTTAGTATCAAACACAGGCGTTGTTTCGGCAAATTCTCCTGGTGTTGGAACTGTTAGACAGGCTTTAAGCGCAGCAATGTATGGTGGAGATAAAGCTTTATTTGGGTATGGCAATACTGTTCCAGGAGCAACTGCTTATAATATGACCAATTTAGTATCAAATACAGGCGTTGTTGCATCAGACACTCCAGGCGTTGGAACTGCTAGGGGTGGTTCAGCTGCCGCAGGTTATGGTGGCGATAAAGCAATATTTGGGTATGGGGCTACAAACACAGCTTCTTATTCAATGACCAATTTAGTATCAAATACAGGCGTTGTTGCTAGTGATACTCCAGGCGTTGGAACTACTAGATTTGGCCCAGCCGCCGCAGGATATGGTGGTGATAAAGCAATATTTGGGTATGGTCTGGCTGGCCCAACAATACCTACTGCAACCCCGTATGTATCAACAACCAATTTAGTATCAAATACAGGCGTTGTTGCATCAGACACTCCAGGCGTTGGAACTGCTAGGGGTGGTTTAGCTGCCGCAGGTTATGGTGGCGATAAAGCAATATTTGGGTATGGTCGATTAAATCCAGGAACTTCCTTTAGTATAACCAATTTAGTATCAAATACAGGCGTTGTTGCTAGTGATAATCCAGGCGTTGGAACTTCTAGATTTGGTTTAGGCGCTGCTGGATATTCATTAACATAATTTATAAAAAAGGATAAAACAATGGCAAAATTAAATAGTGAGTTTAATTATAGATATCAAGTGATAGGTGAAACTGTTTGGGAAAAAATTAAAACGCTTCAAGGATTTTTAGATGGTCGTAAAAGAGCAGCAATATTAGAAACAGTATCGGATTTAAAAACAAAAGCTAAATATGCAGAATTAAAACATCTTAAATCTATTGATGCGCTTCCTCATGTTATTTTAGAATTAGAAGCTGAAATTATTGAAATGGAATCTTTTTTTGAGGAAGGTAAAAGAAATTTTGAACAAAATAAAGATGAAATTAAAATATTAGAAAAGCTATTAAAAGAATGTTATGAGTTAGCAGATCCAACTAGATTAAAACATAAAGACGGAACTTTTTATTCTGATGAAGAAATGTTTGAGGTAAATGCGGCAAACGAATTTACTGTTTTATTGGCAAGAGAAATGCAAGCTGAAGTTATAGCTAACGGCAGACCATCTGCCGCTAAAATTAAAAATGCTATGAGCAATCCTTTAACTTGGACTGCTTTAAAAAATATTGGTTTAATACCTCAAGAAACACCATTAATTGCAAGTAGTATTGATCCAACAACAATTCAATTAAATCTTAAAGATGATCCAATTGAAGCAATTGAACATAAAACAAAAAATCCACAAATTGAGCGTAAAGATGTAAAATTTTTATAAAGACAAAATATGAACAATACAAGAATTATGGATTTATTTCCAACGCCTTTATATATCAATAATATTGATGCTCCATTAATTAATCAGCAAAAAGATTATTTATTAAATTTGCCTAAAATACAAAATACAGGCAATTTAAGAAGTGAAAGTGGATATATATTTGAACATCCTTTATTTGCAGAATTAAAGAAAACAATTAATGAACATATAAAAGAATATGTAAATATTGTTTATCCCAATTCAAATTTAGATGTTTATATCACACAATCATGGGCTAACTACACAGAGCCAAATAAATATCATCATAAACATTCTCATCCTAATAGTTTTATATCAGGTGTCTTTTATGTAAATGCAATAAAGAATGAAGATATGATTAAATTTTATAAAGACTTATCATTTATATATCAAATAAAGCATAATCAACCTAATAATTATAATAGTGGCGATGTTGCTATTCTTATAGAATCAGGCGATTTAGTATTATTTCCATCAAATTTTCAACATGATGTTCCACCAACCACAAGTAAAGAAACTAGAATTAGTATTTCATTTAATACTTTTATAAGAGGAAATTTAGGCGATGAAGATTCATCCACCGCTTTATATTTAAGATAACATGAAAACAAACTTACAAGATTATATTGCCATTTACAAAGCTATTAATCCATTAATATGCAAAAAAATTATAGATGATTCTGATGAAGCTCAATGGATTAAACATAGTTATAGCGATCCTATAACACAAGAATCAACTACTTATGAAGATGATCTTGAAGTTTCATATCAAGAAAAATATATGGATTATTTAAATAATAAAATAAAAGATTGTGTAAATGACTATTTAAAAAATGTTGTTCCTAATCCTGTAGGAATAAAAGAAACTTCACCCATAAGATTTAATCGTTACCAAGTAGGCACTAATATGAAATTTCATCACGATCATATTCATACATTATTTGATGGCAAAAGAAAAGGCGTTCCCATTTTATCTATTTTAGGATTGCTTAATGACGACTTTGAAGGTGGCGATTTTTTAATGTTGGATAGTAAAAAAGTAAATTTATCTGCTGGCAATATAATCCTATTCCCTTCTAACTTTTTATATCCTCATGCAGTTACTACAATCACAAAAGGCACAAGATATTCTTTTGTTTCTTGGGGTTTTTAAGGTATAATCTAAAAATATCATAAGACATAATTATCGCATTGCGTCAGAAAGATGCTTGCGTCATTTACCTTGCAAGGAAAATTATGGCTATCTTTAATAAAAACACACTTCGTCAAGTTTCAGGATTTGACAATCAGATTATTGCAGGCGAACTTGTATATAATCAAGCTACCTATTGGAATCTAACACTTACCCAAACATCCACAGATTTGCCTATAGACCTAACAGGCGCTACTATTAACGCATCTATTATTCGCAGACAATTATCTAATGTCCGAGATAGTCGTTATGGTCTTACTTTTGACATAGCTGATTACTCACCGCCACCTAGTGCAATTACACTTACTATCACAAATAGAGATAATGCTAATGGATTATTTACATTGGTTATTGATGAAGGCGCATGGGGTGTTATAGCAAGCGATCCTCAATTAGATATTAACGCTGCTGATCCTGTAGGATTTTCAGGTCGCATCAAAATTTCATACCCTGCAAGTGGCTCAACGCCAGCACAAGATTTAATTATTTTCTTACTATTCCTAGTAAGATCAGACGGAGTGATAAACTAAATGGCTATTATTAACGCAGAAATTCAATCAGCAGCAGAGCTTACATTAACAGTTGATCGTGGAATTATTGGAAGTTCGGGTGCTTCAGGCTATTCAGGTTTTTCAGGTTATAGTGGCGCAAGTGGCGCTGGAATTTCAGGCATATCAGGGTATAGCGGTTATAGCGGTTATAGCGGATCAGGTATATCAGGTTATTCAGGTTTTTCAGGTTATAGCGGAAGTGGCGTATCAGGATTTAGTGGAGCTTCAGGTGCTAGTGGCCTATCAGGTTTTAGTGGCGCGGTTGGCGCAAGTGGAATATCGGGCTTTAGCGGTATAAGCGGATATAGCGGATCAGGCATAAGCGGTTATAGTGGTTTTTCAGGATATAGTGGCCAACAAGGAACATCAATTAATATTATTGGAACTGTTCCAACACCTGCATCTTTGCCACCAAGTGGAAATTTAAATGATGCATACATTGTAGAATCCGATGGTGATTTATATGTATGGGATGGATCAGCTTGGGTTAATGTAGGTCAGATTGTAGGGCCACCTGGCGCTAGTGGTATTTCAGGTTTTAGTGGATATAGCGGACAAAATGGTTTAAGTGGTTTTAGCGGTTATTCAGGACAAAATGGTTTGTCAGGATTTAGCGGATATAGCGGAGCTATTGGAGCTTCAGGATTTAGTGGTTATAGCGGTGCTGATGGGGCAAGTGGTATATCAGGTTTTTCAGGATATAGTGGATCAGGTATTAGTGGATATAGTGGATATTCAGGCTATAGTGGACTTGATGGCATATCAGGTGATAGTGGCTTTAGCGGTGAAGCTGGCCCACAAGGAACTTCAGGTTTTAGCGGTTATAGCGGAATATCAGGCTATAGTGGCGAAGTAGGCGCACAAGGTTTTTCAGGTATAAGCGGATGGAGCGGCGAATCAGGTGCTAGTGGCTATTCAGGTATCAATGGTTTAAGTGGTTATTCAGGTTTGAATGGCACTTCAGGTTATAGTGGCTTTAGTGGTTTTAGCGGTCAAGTAGGCGCTTCGGGCATATCAGGATTTTCAGGTTATTCAGGTGAAGTTGGCGCACAAGGATTTAGTGGCTTTAGCGGCATTAGCGGATGGTCAGGTATATCAGGCTTTAGTGGTATTAATGGCTTGAGTGGTTATTCAGGTCAAGATGGTGCTTCAGGCCATTCAGGTATTAGCGGATGGTCAGGTGAAGTAGGGGCATCAGGAATATCAGGTTTCAGCGGTTTTAGTGGCATTAGTGGCTATAGCGGCGAAGTAGGTGCTAGTGGCTTTAGTGGTATTAGTGGATATAGTGGAGCTGAAGGTGCATCAGGTATCAGCGGCTTTAGCGGATTTAGTGGCGAAGTAGGCGCGTCAGGTATAAGTGGCTTCAGCGGTTTTAGCGGAATTAGCGGTTATAGTGGTGCAACTGGCGCTAGTGGCATTAGCGGCTATAGTGGCTATTCAGGTGCTACAGGCGCGCAAGGTCAATCATCAAGTTTCTTTGAATATAATGCTAACACAGCATCAACTTCAGGTTATCCAGGCAATGGTTATTTATTATGGAATAACGCAACTCAAGTTAGTGCTACTCAAATTAATGTTAGTCATCTTACTGACAATAATGTTGATATTGATATTTTCTTATCTAGCTTACAACCAAGTGAAACATTTGTTATTCAAGATAGAACTGTAAGTGGAAATAATCAATATTGGTCAATCACAGGTGCTACAACAAATATTAATGGCGGAACTTCTACTAGCTATTGGATTATTCCTGTAAGTTTAATTTCTTCAGAGGGAACAGGCACTACTGGTTTTGGAAACAATCATAATTTATTTTTAGCTATTGTTAATGGTGTATCAGGCTATTCAGGTTTTAGCGGTTATAGTGGATTTAGCGGAGCAGTTGGCGCTTCAGGCTTTAGCGGTATTAGCGGTTATAGTGGTCAAGATGGTGCGTCAGGTATAAGTGGTTATTCAGGCTATAGCGGTTTTTCAGGCGAAGTAGGTGCGTCAGGATTGTCAGGTTTTAGTGGGGCATCGGGTATTAGCGGATGGAGTGGTGCAGTTGGCGCATCAGGCTTTAGTGGTTATAGTGGTGCTATAGGTGCTGAAGGTATAAGCGGATATTCGGGCTTTAGTGGTTATAGCGGTGAACAGGGTGAATCAGGTTATAGTGGTATTAATGGTTTTTCAGGCATCAGCGGCTTTAGCGGTGCTAATGGCGCTAGTGGATTTAGTGGTTTTAGTGGCTATAGCGGATCAGGCATCAGCGGCTTTAGTGGTTGGAGCGGTGAAGTAGGAACTCCAGGTGCTAGTGGCTTTTCAGGTTATAGTGGTCAAGATGGCTCTCAAGGTTTGTCAGGCTTTAGCGGTATTAACGGAACATCAGGTATATCAGGCTTCAGCGGTGCTACAGGTGAATCAGGCTTTAGCGGCTTTTCAGGATTTAGCGGAGCTGCAACTGGCGTAACATTAGGTGCTTGGTCAATTGGCAATTCAGGAACTAAAATGTATTTTGCATTTAGCGGTGTAAATAAATTTAGCCTAGATTCATCAGGTAACTTTGTGGCAATTGCCAATGTAACGGCTTATGGCACATTAACTTAAAAGGATAATAATGGATAAGACAAAACAAGATGCTTTAGCTTATGCTAAACAATATGACGATCAATTATATAGATATTTATTATCTAACAATTATGAGCGAGCGGTTTTTCTAAAAGGCGATCCAGTCTATCCTAGAGAAGCCACTCGTTATCTTTGGGCTAACCGCAATCTATTAGGCAAGAATATTCTTGAAATAGGTTGTTCTACAGGTTACGGCTCTCAATTCCTTCCCAATGATTCAAACTATATAGGATTAGATTATGATCCTGTTATTATTAAGGTCGCACGCGAACAGGAATGGGGCTTAAACATTTCTTTTACTAATGCTGATATCAACACCTATCCTTTAGCTCAATATGACACCATAATTGCTTTTGAATTGATTGAGCATCTTGATAACGGACTTGAGATAGCACAAAAACTTAAACAACATTGCAAGCGTCTTTTATTAACTACGCCACACAATGAGCCTAAAGGTTTTTGGGGTGAACATCATAAGCTTCATGGCTTAAATGAATCAAACTTTCCTGATTTCCAATATAACTATATCAATGAGCATGGTTATATCTCGGAAACTTTACCTGAAATTAATGACAAAAATAGATTTAATCTTATGATTATGAGGTGGGATCGTGGCTAGTGTTTTATGCTCTATAGCGACAAGAGGTCGTTACCAAACTACTTTACCTTTAGCTCTTAACGCTATAATTAATCAGACAAAATTGCCTGATAAACTTGTTATATTTGATGACAATGATGAGCCTGAAGATGTCCGCAATAATAATATTTATCAACATTTATTTAGCATCATGGATTACAAAGGCATTAAATGGGAATGGGTATATGCGGCTAAAAAAGGCCAACACCATATTCATCAATCAGCAAATCGCATGGGCTATGATTGGGTGTGGCGAGTGGATGATGATGCAATACCCGAGCCGAATGTATTAGCCGAATTATATTCTTGGATCAATGACGATGTTGGCGCTATAGGTGGAGCTATATTAACTTTGCCAATTAATCCTGATACATCTAAAAACACAGGCAAAATAGAAGATATTGATAAAGAACCTAATATTCAATGGGCGGAAATAAAAAAGCTAAAAGAAGTTGAGCATCTTCATTGTTCTTTTCTTTATCGCGCTGGAGTGCATGATTACAATCTAGGCCTTTCAAGGGTAGCGCACCGAGAAGAAACTTTATTTACTTATGGATTATACCTAAAAGGATATACAATTCTTGCAGCTCCACATGCAAATACTTGGCATCTTAAAAACCCACAAGGTGGAATTAGATCAGAATCAAATCAACAACTATATCACCATGATGAATTAATCTTTAGAAACACTTTAGCTTATAAAGACAAAAAAATTGTAGTTTTAAATGTAGGCATGGGCGATCATATTGTATTTAAAAATGTATTGAAGGACATTACAAACGCTGAAGTATTTACTTGTTTTCCTGATATAGTTCCTGGAAGGCCAATATCTGAAGCTATGTCTTTATTTGGTGACATAGATCAATGGAGTATCTATAAGAAAATGGCTGAATGGAATTGGACTGATAGTTTAGAAAAAGCATTTAGAAAGCTATACCTATGATTATTATTAGTCCGTATTCTAAAGCTTTAAGAAATGGAAAGATTAATCCGAAAAACTATCCTTATTGGAAGGAACTCATTAGACTAATTGATGAGCCAATAGTTCAAGTAGGCATAGAAGGTGAAGAACAATTAGTTGATGATTTTAGAAAAAATTTATCACTAACAGAACTTGGAAGCCTTGTAAATCAATGCAGAACATGGATAAGCTGCGATTCTTTTTTTCAACATTTTTGTTGGGATCATAAAAAATATGGTATAGTGCTATGGTCTGTTTCTGATCCTATAATATTTGGACATCCTGAAAATATTAATCTTCTAAAGGATCGGAACAATTTGGTTCAAAACCAATTCCTATGGTGGGAACATACAGAACATGATGCAAATAAATTTGTTAGTCCTGAAATAGTGATAGAAAGTTTAAATGCAAAGTTCTCATGAAACCATTGATGACATATTCGATTTTCTACAAAATAAAACAATCAAAGATGTTGGCTCTGATTACTACGATAATAAGAATTATTTGGTTATTTTATTATCTGATGGTTCTCTCTGCTATATATCTTCTAGCGGCGATTTGTTTATGGCTCTCGAACGCCATCTCATTAATTAGTAGAAAGAAATAGTTATGGATATGCAAGAACACACGAAACATATATTAGATACAGTTTCGGGAATTACAGTTTTAGGAACTGTTATGAAATTTTTACCAGCTATTGCGGCGTTGTTATCAATAGTTTGGTATTGCATAAGGATTTTTGAATGGGCGCGTTCTAAATTTAAAAAATAAAATAATGCCCTTAAAAGATAAAAGCAAAACAAAAGATTATTTAAGGGCTTGGAAAGACAAGAACCGAGAGAAAAATCTTTTTCAGTTAGCTCGACATCGTGCCTTAAAAAAAGGTATTGAATTCAATATAGAAATATCCGATATAGTTATTCCTGAAACATGCCCTATCTTGGGACTTCCTATTAAAAAATTAATTGATGGTAATCGTGATTTAAGTCCTAGCCTTGATCGCATAGATAATGCTAAAGGTTACATTAAAGGCAATATTCAGGTAATATCTTTTAAAGCTAATGCTATGAAGCTTACTGCTAATAAAGATGAATTAATTAACTTTTCTAATTGGGTGAGAGAAAACTATGAGTAAATATTCGGAAGCTGGTAAAGGATCAACTAATAAGCTTAAACAAAAAAGCTTATATGATGAGAATTACGAAAAGATTTGGGGTAATAAAAAGAATAAGCTTTATGAAGAACGCTATTATGATTCCGATGAAACAACTTCATGGGATCAAGATAAGGCTGATATGATTGGCCTTAATAACAATACAGGCGATCACTATATTAAGTGATAACTTATGGTGTCATAAATGATTGTATATAGAATCAAGCGCTTGTTCGGCGGCATGAAAAGATCATGCAAAATAAGAGTGTCAGACAAAAGTAAAAGGCGACATGATCAAGTAGAAGCTTACAGACGGATATGGTTTTGGCATGAAGATAGATGGAATCAACGGCATGGATTGTAAAGTATACTTTACATCCGTTTTCATTCAAATCATTGATTTATATAAAAAAAGTGAAAACAATTTGCATGAAACTTTAATAAACTTAAAAAAAGTAATATATATTACACATTTAAATACACACTTAAATACACACTATACACACGATAAAAAAGGGGCATGAAGCCCCTTAATTATTGGTAAATACCGATTTTCTGAAGAACGCTATTCACCCATAAAAAGTTATATTTTTATATAACTTATTTATTCATTACATACATTGTAACTTCGAAACCGAAACGCATTTCTTGAGCTGATGGTGTAGTCCACATAATATTTATCCTTTATCTGTAACAAGCAAAATTACTTGTTATGCAAATTATGGACTTTTTGCAATACAAAACCATCAGTAAAATCATTAAAATGGCATTGCTGAATCAGTTGCACTTGTATTTGATCCTGCACCATCTTTAGGTTGCGGTTCTCTCATTGTTACCCAGCCGTCAAAATTGACAGGGATAGATTCAATAAGAAGTGAAATTCCACCTTGTTTATTATTCATAGCCACGCCGACTTTAGTCCAGCGAGCTTTTGTTTCGCCTTCTTTGTTTACATACTCGCCTGTTTTAGCGATTAAATCATGGGTTATTGCCATTTTGTATTTCCTTTAAGTTATTAACGATAGTTTCTATTTCAGACAAAAAGGCGATCACCGCATTTTGCATGGTTTGAATGTATTCATCATCTCGATAAATACGCTTTACGAATCCCTGTAAATGATCAGGCATATCAGGATCATAAGATACAAGGTCGCAAAATTCTCTTTTTTCATTTCCATTAGAGCCAGGCACGCAAGCTAATTGCCACATAACCTGATCATAATATTGTTCTAACTGTTTGCCACCTGTAAGGATATTGTCCAAATGGTTTTCGGGATTGGGTATTTTGACCTCGATTAAAGAATTAGTAGCATCAACTAATCCGTCAGGCGAGCATTGGCCACCTTCAATAGTAGGGTGTTTAACAATGGCCACTTGATCCACAAAGGTATTATAT